TATGATGGTAGATTTTTATATTTTATTCCTCCAACATCATTTAATGAAGCAAATATAAAAACTTGTAGATTTCAAGGATTAGATGGTTTTGAATCATTTGATTTTACAAAAATTGCAAAAGATAGTGCTGGAAGACCTAATTTAAATGCAGCAAATTTTACTAATGTCGATTTAACAAATGCTATTTTAAATAATTGTAATTTAATAGGAACTGTATTTCAAGTAGCGAAAGTAACAGGAGTAGATTTTAGAAATGCATTAACAAATGAAAATACTGATTTTGAAAATACAATGGATATTGGATTAATCGCATATCCAGAACAAACAGATATAGATTTTGGTGAATTACAAAATAATGCAAATGAAACACACGCAAGAGCACAATTTCAAATAAATAATAGAGAAAAATATAAAGAATTTTATGCTTTATGTCAAGATCCAGCAAGATTAGCAAGTGTTTTAGATGATACAACGAGTAAAACAATAGAAATGTTTGAAGAAATGATAAGAATTATAAAAACAGGAAGAAATCTGCCTCCAGAAATGAAAAGAAATTTTAAAGTGGTATTTGATAAATTTATTATTATAGTGTTAGATAGAAAAGTAAAATATAGTGAAGAACAAAAAAGAAAATTAAAAACAGATTTTCAAAGTATAATGAGTGATGAATTTGTAAATATATTAACAAGTCAACAAAATCCATTACAAGGGGGAACACCGGGAAAATGGTGTTGGTTAGAGTTAGTTTTAGATTCATTATTATTTTTATTTCACTGTCCAGTTACATATATTTTTAATTTTTTTGAATTTTATTTTTTTGATATATTTAATTCACATGGAGCAGGAGGAAAAAGTTGTACGTTAGGTATGGTAGAGAGATTAGTAAATATTCATACTCAAGTATCTGAGAAATTTCTTATGTCTATGGATTTAGAACCAACACCATCAATTGTAGATACATTAAAACATTATAATGAAGGAAATCCAAGTGCAGTAGATGATGAAATTACAAGAGAGTTTATAATAGGATTTAATGATCCTAGTAAACTAACTCCTCCAAATGATTGTAAAGGACAACTTCATAAATATGCATTAAATAAATTTGTGAATTTATTGAAACCAGGTTCAACATTAGCGGAAGAAGGAACAAAAGATTTTGGATTTGATTTTGATAAGACAATAAAATCAGAATGGAGAGGTGAATTTCAAGAAGCAGCAAAAACAGAAGTAAATGCATCAAGAGTGCAAAGTTTAGACAGTTTATGTGAATATTTTGTAATGTGGATGAAAGAGAAAATATTAGATGAAAATGGATACACAACTGATATTGTAGATGAAATAGCAATGAAAGGTGGAGATAGAGGTGAAAACTTTATGGAAAAAGTAAAAGAATTAGAAGATTTTTTGGAAGAAAATGAAATACCAAATTTAAAATTGGCGGTAATAATGATGACATCAGAAGAAGTTACACATGAAGAATTAATAGAATATTTTGAAGGTGGAGGAAAAAGAAGAAGGAAAACAGCAAAAAAAGCAAGAGGTTTATCACAAAAAGCCAAATCATTTTCATTAAGTAAAACAAAATCACTTTCATCAAAAAAAATAAAATCAGCACCAGCAAAATTAAGTCTAAGTAAATTAGATAAATTGGACAGAGTAATGGTTGAAAAATTTGTAAAATTACCAAAAGAAAAAGTAAGAAAAGTATTTGAAGAAGTATGTGAGCCAGCAGTTAAATTTTTCTCAAAGAAAATGTCTATAGAAGATAGAGAATACAGAGAGATTTTAGAAAAGAAATTTAAAACAATGAAAATAAATAATTTACTATTATTAGAAGATGAGAAGGCATTGAGTAATTATGAAAAAAGTATGAAAAAGCGATTTTCAAGTGTATCAAAATCTCCAAAGAAAACAGGTTCACCTAGAAAATCAATAAGTATAAGTAGTAGACGTAATAGAAAGACAACACGTTCAAGTAGAAGACCAAAAAGAAGAGGTTCATTAAGAACAATAAGAGTTTCCAAAAAAGGAAGTTCAAGATAATTAAATACTTTTAAATATATTATAAAAAGTATTTAAAGAATTTATTTAAGATATAAATTCAGCGTGATAAGAAGCAGGTCCACAATATTTAAATTTATCATCACCAGTTACACTGGGTTCACAATCAAAATCTGTGTTAACAGAACCATCATATACAAAAAAGGTACTAGGCTTAGTAGATAAAGAATCATTATCAAATTGAAGAGTTTGGGGAACAGCATGAGTTCTTGGTCCAATTAAAGCATTAAATTGTTTTTGATAAAAAGAATTTATAGAATTAAGATAAGTACTAATAACAGAACTAGAAACATTAGTAGATTGTTGAATTGGTGGCAGATTTCTTAGTTCCATTTCAAAATCTTCAGCAGATGGATATGGTCGTTGGGCGTTATCTTGCATAGTTGTATAAGATGCATTAGCATCAACGTCAAAATAATTTTCTTCTTTAAATTTTTGTAAATCAGTTTGAGAAAAACTGATATCTTCAACAGTTTTAACTTTTTCTTTATTTCCAAAACAATTAAAAAATTCATTTTCTTGTAAAATATAACTTTCTCCTAATGCAGAACCTGTATTATCAAGTAATTTATATTGATATGTTTCATTGGAAATAGTTGATAAAAAGAAATTATCTGCTAAATTATTTTGAATTTGTTGTTTTCTATTTAAATCATCTGGATTAGTTAAATCTAAACGTCTTAACTCATCATTTAATATAGTTAAATCTTGAGTTCTTTTGGTTTCTCCACCAGTATTAACTAATTTAACTTCTAAAATATTTTGATAATCAATAATTTCTTGAACACTTAAGTTAGGATCTTTTAGAACATTTCCTGAAAATTTAACTTCTTTATTAAAATAAAGTCCAGATAAATCAACTTGATTACATAAAGCCCTTAGTTCTAAATAATCATCACCTACTCGATTAGCAATATTAATAAGATTATTACTAGTATTAATTCTAGAACACATATTTTTAACATGTGTTAATTGTGGTAACATATTAATATTAATAGTATTACTACTATAAAATGTATCATCCGGACAACATTGTACATTATTTTTTATTCCAGATTTTATATCTTCATTTGATAATTCAAGTCTTTTTGATTGAGACATAATATTATTTAAATTATCACAATTAGGTGCCCAAGGACAAAAAACATAACTTGTATCTATAACATCAAAATCAATTGCTTGAATATTATCTCCAAAATCTGCATAACTTAAATCTTTTATTTGAATACAATTACCCATATTAGGTTTGACTTCACATTTAGAACAATCAATATTATTTAATCCTTCAACAATAGAAGTAGAAGAAAAAACTACAAATAAAAAAATTAATATTATTAATCCTATTATAATAAATTTTATTATATTATTTACTTTCATAATATTATATTATAGTAATAAAATAATATTATTTATTTTCCATTAACTAAATTACCATTATATTGATTATTTACCAAAATAAATTTACAATTTTCATTTAATAATTCAATAGATGATGAATTAGTATATGTACAAGTACTTCTTAATCCACCTAAATAATTTTCAATAGTATTATCTAACATTCCTTTATATTTTACTTTAATTTCTCTACCTTCAGAAGAACGATAATTAGTATTATTATTAGCAGCATAATTATTTTTCATAGCATAAGATGAACTCATTCCATAAAAGAATTTATATTTAACTCCATTTTCTTCTATCATTTCTCCAGGATTTTCATAATGTCCAGCAAATTCACCCCCAACCATTACAAAATCAGCACCGGCACCAAAAGATTTAGCCATATCTCCTGGACAAGTAATTCCTCCATCACTAATAATATATGTATTATCTTTTTTTGCTTCAGAACATTTTAATGCACAAGAAAATTGAGGCATTCCAATACCTGTTTGAATCCTAGTGGTACAAGCACTGCCGCCACCAATTCCAACTTTTACAATATCAACTCCACATTCTAGTAAATCATTGACTCCTTCTTTAGTTGATACATTTCCAGCAATAATAATTTTATGAGTATATTTTTCTCTAACTTTTTTACAAAAAGTTTTAAAGTTATCAATATAACCATTTGCAATATCAATAACAATCCATTTACAAGCAAAATTATCCATAATATTAACTAAATTTTCAAAATCATTATCACTAATTCCAGTTGAAATAGCAAAATAATTAGGATCTAATAAATTATCAGGATTATTAGTATTATATTCAATTAAATCTTGTAATTTAATAAATTTATGAAGTGCTGTAAGAATTTTGTGTTTTACAAGAGTTTTATAAACTTCTAGTGTGCCAACAGTTGTCATATTTGCAGCAATAATAGGAACTCCAGTCCAAGTTAAACCATTATTAAATTTAAAAGTTCTATTTAAATTAACTTGGCTTCTACTATTAATAGAAGAAGCTTTTGGTAGAATTAATACATCTTTATAATCATGATATTTTTCTGATGACTCAAACTTATCCATATTGTATAATTAAATTTAGAATAAATTTTTAAATTCTTTTATTTTATTATAAATACATATATTAATATAATGTCTAGAAAATTATTCAAAGAAGATATTGATAAATATAAAGATTCTACAGGTTGTATTCCAAGAAGTGCACGATCATATATAGATATGAATACTGGTAATATTGATTTTAAAAAATGGAGAGAAGATAATCCTGATGACTATAAAAAGTGGCAAAAAACTGCAGTAAAATGTAGTGCAGAGTTTTTTAATGGAGAAGAGACTGAAGGATGTTGTTATAATGAAAATGAAAATTCTGAATGTTTAACTAGTGATAATAATACAGGATTAAAATTTTTAGGACTAAATGGAAAAGTAGGAAATATGTGTCATAAAGAAGAAGTGCAAACTTTATATAATACTTTATTTGATGATACAAATAATATTACAAAATTTTTTAAATTAATATTAGTTTCAATTGTATCATTATTGGTAACAGCAATAATTGGAACTTGTTATGAATTTTGGCTACGTTATGGTAATTCGATAGAATGTATATATTATAAAAGTAAATGTGCTAATATTGGAAAAACAGAAAAAATAAGTTTAGTTGATTATATGTTTCCAAATAATATTTGTTATTATCCATATCAGGCTTGTTCTCAAAGTAAAACAGGTCAAAGTGGTGGTGCTAAAAGTCAAGGAATTATTAGTAACTTTGCTGCATACGAACATGCAGGTGCAAAATGCATAACATTAGCATACGATACTACAATATATGGTGAAAAACCAATACCATATAACATAGCTGATTTTGCTGCAAATAATATTAAAAGTGAATTTATATTAGTATTAGCAAAAACAATAAGCTTTTTTTTCTTATTTCCAATATTATTAGCAAGAGTTGTATTAAATTTTATTTTTAGTAGATTATCGACAGCTTATCAAAAAGTAATTAAATTTAATCCATTATTAAGTAATATAGTGTTTTTATTTTTAACTGGGTTGATATGGCCAGCTATTTCATATTTAACAAAATCAGATGTTTTTTTATTTGGTCCAGGATTTCTTCTAGGAGGAGTGGTTGGTTTAGCAGGTGTTATTGTAATGTTAGGATTTGTTACAGCACCATTAGCAACAATTTTTCCTAGAAAATTATTTGGAACATCATTAGATAGATGTAATATACCAACAAGTTATTATAGAATATTTAGACCAGAATTATTTTATCCTTTGAGTGAAATGAGTTTAAGCACAAAAGTATTTAATGTAATAAAAAATTTAATAATGTTTTTCCCAATAACATTTTTAGTAGTATTTCATTTAATTCTTGGTTTGACTATGGTAATAATTGCAATGCTATATATGAGTTTAAGTATAGTATTTAATTTTCTTTATATACCACTAAGCAATCCATTAGAATGCTTCAGTATATTAAAGAGTCATGCTGATTTATTAACGATATTATTTTGTATAGGAGTAATTGGTTCAGCATCTCGTTCATTAGACCCAACAACAACTGGTATAATGTCTGGAATTTTAATGTTAATAATAGTTTATAAAGCTTTTAAAGGAATGAAAACTAGTATTTAATTATATTTATAAAAAATTATATAAATATAATTATTGTAAAAAATATATTATGGGAAAAAAATCAAAAAACAAAGATAAAAGTGATTTACCTTTTGTTAGTATTTGCACTCCAACATTTAATAGACGTCCATTTTGGGATATGTGTATTAAGAATTTTTTAAATCAAGATTATCCAGCAGATAAAATGGAATGGATTATAATTGATGATGGAACAGATCCAATAGAGGATTTGGTAAAAGATATTCCTCAAGTAAAATACTTTAAATATGATACAAAAATGCCCCTCGGAAAAAAAAGAAATATTATGCATGATAAATCATCTGGAGATATTTTAGTATATATGGATGATGATGATTATTACCCAAGAGAAAGAGTTTCACATGCAGTAAATATGTTAGTAAGTCATCCAAATGCGTTATGTGCTGGAGCAAGTGAAATTTATATTTGGTTTAAACATATTCAAAAAATGTGGCAGTTTGGTCCATATAGTGCTAATCATGCAACTGCTGGAACATTTGCATTTAAGAGAGAATTATTAAAAGATCACCGCTATGAAGAACATGCAGCATTAGCAGAAGAGAAAGCATTTTTAAAGAATTATAGTGTTCCATTTGTCCAATTAGAACCAAAAAAAACAATTTTAGTATTTTCACATATACATAATACATTTGATAAAAAAAAATTATTAGAAAATGGACAAAATCAATTTCAAAAAGAATGTAATAGAACAGTTGATGAATTTGTAAAAGAAGCAGAAATGAAAGAATTTTATATGAATACAATAGATAAATTATTACCAAATTATGATCCAGGACATCCAAAAAATAAACCTGACGTATTAAAACAAATTAAAGAAATCGAAGAAGAACGAAGAAAAATGGCTATGGAACATCAACAAAGACAACAAGAACAAGGAGAAGGTAAAATTATTTTAAATCAAAATGGACAAAATATTGAATTAAATAATCAACAAATAGTTCAAATTATGCAGAAACAACAAGAGCAATTACAACAATTTTCAAAACTTTTACGAGAGAAAGATGAAAAAATAAAACAATTAGAAAATGAAATAAACAGTACAAGTTTAAAAGAACTTACAAAAGTAGAAGTAAAAGATGATAATAATTTAACTAATATAAATTCAAAATTAGATAAATTAATTAAATTAGTAGAAAATTCTAAAAGTGAAAACATCAAATTAGAAATTAATTAATATTGGAAATTATATTATATACACTTATTATAATATATAATATGATTTTATCTTATAATTGTGCACCAACTCTAATTTTTATTGGTTTTTCACTAATACAAATATTTATTGATTTATATAAAGGTGTTATAAATGATGCATTTATTAAATTTATTGTAATGGTTGTTTTTTCAGTTATATTGAATATTTTATGTGATTTAGGATATAAAGTAATTGCTTGGTTTTTAGTTTTTATACCAATAATTATGATGACTTTAATTTCTACTTTATTATTAAAAGTATTTGGAACAGATCCAGATGAAAAAGATTTAAGATCTCAACTAAAATTAAGAGGAAAAGATTTATCTGATAACTATGTTGATACTTCAGGCAATTATTTAGGTGGAGCTAATTTATTAAATCAGCAAAAATATGCTTATTTTTATGATAGGTACAATGCAGTTGAGAGAATTGATAGAAATAGTCATAGACGCAAGTTTTATGATAAAGTAGAAGATGTTTACAATTTAAATAGTCCTATAGAAGATTTATATGATTTATCTAATAATCCAATTAAATATAATATTGTTGATAGATTAATTAATGTTTTTGGAGAGAATTTCTTTACATATCAGGTATCTTCATTTTTAAATATAAATTATCCTTTTAATAATGCAAATTATAATAAAGGAAAATATACAAGTAAAAATACAAGTAACAATACAGATTTTGAATCATATGAAAAGAAATATAGTGAAACTTATTTATTAGATGGTCAGTTATTATTTAGACTTAATAAATATCAAAAAACAAAAGAAAAGTATCCTACTTATTCAGAAACATCAATAAATAGAATAATTGATGATGAATGGAATAATTTAACTGCAGAACAGCAACATAGATGGAATAATAATGCTAAAAAAGAATCAGATAAAAACATTTAAATAAACAATATTAAATATATTATTTAAATTATAATAATGCATGATTTAAATAATAATTGGACATTATGGTTACATTTACCATATGATACAGATTGGAGTATAAATAGTTATAAAAAAGTATCAACATTTCATACATTAGAAGATTGTATTACATTAATAGAAGGTGTTAATAAAGAAATAGTTGAAAAATGTATGTTATTTATTATGAAAAATAACATAAAACCAATCTGGGAAGATCCAGATAATAGTAAAGGAGGTTGTATTTCATATAAAATTACAACAGATTATGTTTATGATGTCTGGAAAAAATTAAATTATTATTTAATTGGTGAAACTTTAATAAATGATAAAAGTATTTTAGATAATATTAATGGAATATCAATTAGTCCAAAGAAAAATTTTTGTATTATAAAATTTTGGATAGCAAATAGTGAAGATTTAAAACAAAATGAAATTTATAATGAATTAACGAGCGAAAATTTAGAAAATGAAAAAAAAGACCCTTTTAAAATTGATATTTTATGTAATATTGAAAAACAACATTGTTTATATAAACAACATGAAATTCTTTATTGATTATTAAAAATCTATTATTATATATAATATGATAAATTATGAATCTTTAACTGGTTTTTCACAAATAGTAAGCAAATTATCTATATTTTTATTTATTATTGCTGGAAATTATGTAGGAGATATTTATTCTTGTGGTATAAGAAATTTTATGAAAGAATATATGTTTGTTAAACACATAATTGGATTTTTCATTATGTTATTTTTTGTAGGATTAGTTCAAGAAAAATTAAATATAACTGAGCGAATCTCTCAAAGTTTTATTTTATATTTTTGGTTTATTTTTATTATGAGAGCACCAACAATTATAACTATGAGTGCTATATTTTTAATTGGTATGATTTATATAATTGATTTATATATTAGTGATTTAAAAACTAAATTAGAAGAAAATAAAGAAATTAATGAAGAAAATAATAAATTAATTGAACAATACACAAGTGTTAACAATTTCTTATTTGTAATTAGTTTCTTAATTAGTATTATTGGAACAAGTATATATATTTATATTTTAAAAAGAAATTTAGGAAAAAAATTCAGTATAGTAACTTTTTTACTTGGAACAAGAGACCAAGAATGTTTTTCCAAAGATATTTTAAAGAAATTTAAGAATAATCCATTATTTTATGATATTCAAAAAGCTCGAAAAGGTGTAGCTATTTAATTAGAAATTTTTTAGATAAAGTTATTACCCAATAACCATGTAAACAATCATCTAATAATAATATTGTAAATACTAAATTATTATGATTATAAATATATGTTAATAGTGGTAATAATAAAATTCTAAAAATAAAAAATGTAATCATAAAGCATAAATTTGAATATTTTGGAAATATTTTTAAAATATTTAATGCTAGAAATATACTTGAAATTTCATTTAAAGATAAATATAATGTTAAATAATAACCTTGATTTAAAATATAAGATATACCTAATGCGTATAAAACCAATATATGATGAAATAACATCGGTTTATTTGTAACGAAAAAAATATCTACCAAAAAATATTGTGTTACTAAAATTCTACATTTATCTCCAATATAATTATATTCATTTAAATCATTATACTGAAAATAATACATTTTTTTATCTATAAATTCATAAAATGATAAACTACTTAAAACAATATAAAAAAATAATCTACCAAATTCTTTATTTTTTTTATAAAAATATAAAAATATTGGAAAATGTAATATAGTATCAATATACTGTATATTCATAATTAATTTACATCTTATTTTGGTTTTAAATTTTATTAATATATATTTTAATAAAATTTAATTTATAACAAATCTTCTTTTTCCATCCAAGCCTTATGTGCTTTTGTTCTTAGATGTTTAGATTTTCCATTTCTACAAGTTATTGCTCCACACACACAAGTAATTTTTTCTAATGCTCTCTCTCTTCCATCTCTCCACTTATCAGTATTATGATTTGGATTTAAACTTAATTTTTTTTGATATAAATTTTTATTAAAATCTGGTTGTTCTTTTAATTTTTTATAATAATCGTCTTTTTTTTGTTGTAATTTCTCTTCTCTCGTTAATGATGCTCTAACTTCATTTAAATCACTATCAAACATTAAAATAAATTTATCTTCAACTTTCTCTGCTTCTTTTCTATTTTCACATTCTTGACTATGAATTTTAATCATATTCCAATTATCCCATCCACCATTATTTCTAATTACCTTATATTTGAGAGTGTAATATTCATTACGATGCGGACAATTTATTTCACTTTTATGATTATTCATTCTTTTTCTAATATCTTCAGTATGTCCTATATATATTGATTTACAACCATCTTCTTCAAAGAAATTCTCACAATAAATCATATAAAAATAATAAAGCATATTTTAATTAAATTTATAAAATATGTTTTAAATCAATTTTAAATTAAATTTTCATTATCTAAACTACGAATTAAACGAGTTAGCCCAATTCCACAACCCACACGAGGGATGAATTCTAAATCTAAATATTCTTCTAATTCTAACATAGTTCTCTCTTCCCCAAATAATTCAAATAATTTTGCTTTGTAAGCACCATCCATAATAGTATTAAATCTTTCTCTCATAACATCTTTATCAGTCTCTCTTTCGGCTGAACCAAAAGTTTCTTGACCTGATAAGATAACATCTACTTTTTTAGATGTATCATCATGAGGATTTCTTCTCATATTCCAAAATGGTGAAGTAAATTCAGGGAAATTACTAATAAATGATACAGGTGATTTTTCTTTATATAATCTCTCTTCGTGTTCATGTTCTAATTCGACTGTACCAAATTCTTCCGCAATAGCTTTATAATCATTTACATAATAATCATATTTTCCATAACCTAAATGGGTTAATAATTCTTTTTGTAAAACAATTAAATCTTCCATAGTTCCTTTAAATTCAAATTCAAACATCGGGAAAATAATATCATGTCTTCCTGGGACAGCATTTGGCTCTTGTCTGTATGATGTTGTAAGACAGAAATAACCCGCCGCTTCAGGTCTTTTTAGAATTTCATATTCGAGCCACATTTGTCCGGTTTGTACGAGCGGCCAAACTTTGCCGGCATATTCAAAAGTCGCAACATTAAAGGGGTCTTCACATGCGGCTAAAATAGAAAGGCGATTTTGGGCATGTACTTCGATGAAATTTTTTTCAAGAAAGAATTCACGTAATTTTTTTACAACTTTACTGAATTTTTCACTCTGAATAATCAAAGGACTTTCGTAGGTTCTCTCACAAGAACAGCTCATTTTAAAAACAAAATATTTTATTTTTAAAATTTTATTTTAATTTCCTAAATTTCTATTTTAAAATATTCCATTTATATATTAAAATTAAATATAAATGGTAAATTAATTAGAGGAACTAGGTGGTAATGGTGCTAAACATAATCTAATCTCTCCTAATGATGCAACATTATATTTAACTATTAATGGACGATTATTTTCCAAAAATATCTCAATTTGATTGCATAAATTGGTACATTTAATAAAATATACTAAATTTTTTAGAGAAAACTCTCCCTGAACAATTGAATCACTTGTTAATTTTTGAACAAACTGCATAGAACCTTGTGTTTCTGTTCGTCTAATTTCTGCTTTTGCATATTGACCAGCACATTTAAAAATTAATTCATCTCCAACAGATTTAATTTCTAACTTTTCTGAAATATTAGCCAAATCTCTCACAATCTTCTGAAAATCTGACGAAGGCATATTTATAATTGATGAAAATTTCACATCTGGTATTTCAAGTTCATCTTGATCAGGCTCTATTAAACGTAATTTTTGAATTTTAGATTGTTTAATATCTCCATTTTCAAATTTAAGTCCTAATTCAGTAACAACACCATCAATATAATCATCATTTTCAATATAAATAGTTAAAGTATCATCATTATCAATAGATGTAATAAGTTTAAATAAATGAAACATATTTACACCAACAATAATTTTATCATGTTTGCACTCATAAAATTCAAAATTTGAAGCTTTTAAAGCTAAATGAACTAATATTGTATGAGTTTTATCCATATTAATAATTCTTATACCTTCTTTTGTAAATACAATATTTGTATCCAATAATATATCTTTTAAAGCAGTCATTAAAATTCTAAATGGAGCAATTTGAACTGTTTTAATTGTTAATACATTATTTATATTTGTTTCATTATTATCTAACGATAGATTACCTAATTTATTTTCTAATGACATTTATAATAGAATATTTATTAATAAGCTTTAAATAGTTATATAAATTTATAATTATAAAATTTTTGTAAATTTAATTTTAAAAAAATAATGTAAGGTATAATTCTTATTATGAAATTATTGCCTAAAAAATTAATAAAATATTTCGCCTTTAATAGTTTATTAATTGGAAGAATTGAAAAACCCGCTCGTTTATATTCAATAAGAAATATTAAACAATCATTTTTAGATGAAAATATTTATTATGATTTATATAATGATTTTTGCACTTCATCTATGAATTGTAATAAAGAAGATGAATGTATATTATTTTTAAATAATTTAAAAAATTATGAAAAATATTCAAGTTTAACAGCAGAACATATTTTCCCTCAATCATTTATAAAAGAATACAAAAATGCTAATCTAGATATGCATAATATTTATTTAACGTGTTCTAAAACAAATTCACATAGAAGTAATTACAAATATATTGATGAAAATATTTATAATAAACATTATAATAATAAAAAATTAACCCCTGTTAGTAGTAACAATTATAAAAATAATAAATACAAATTTTATATACCTTGTATTAATACTAGAGGTGCTATAGCACGTTCCATAGCTTATATGAAATACACTTATCCTGAATTAAATATTGAGAATGTATTAGATTTAGAATTAATACTAAAATGGAATGTATTATATCCACCAACACAATTAGAAATTGAAAGAAATAAAATAATAAAATCTATTCAAGGTAATGATAACCCATTTATTTCAAAATATAATAGAAT